TTTGGGATAGTTTTAAATTAGGGCTTGCTAAAGGCTTTAATTCGTTATCCGTAGCAGTTAAAGGCTATTCTGATACCTGGTCTGATAATGTCATTAATGATTATTTCGGCAGAGAATTTAACCGGATACAGGAACTTTCAGAAGAGGAACAGAAATTAACGGATGAAATTAAAACGTCACAGGAAGATATCATTAAGGTTAATGCTGAATCTACCCAAAAAGAAAAGGATTTAGTAGCAGCTAAGAAGGAGGAAATAGCGCTGGCCGAACGTGAGATCGCTTCAACACCGGAACTTTTGAAAGCGAAAAATAAAAAAATTGCGAAGCTGAAAGAAGAACTTGAAGCCTTGCAGGATCTAGGAGTAAATAAGAAAAAGAAACCAGGTGATTTTAATTCAGAAATAGATAAGGCTTTGGCTGGTTTGGATAATAAACACGATCAGGAGCTCTTAAAGATACGGGAGGCTAAAGAGAAGGAGCAACAGACGGAAGCACAATATAATAAAGCGGTACTGGCAGCGCTATTATACGGAACGCTTGGAAGCACTTAAGAAACTGGATAAAACCACCGCAAAGACAAAATTAAAAACGTTGGCAGAAATCCAATCTAAAATAACGGAAAGCAATAAAAAACTCCTAGAAAACCAGAGGAAGCAGGATGAAAATGAAATTTCACTGTTAAAGGAACAAAGGGATAAAAAATTACTTGTACAAGAATCCGTCTACAAAAGTACTAAGACAAAAATAGAACTGGATTACGCTAATCAACAGATTACGCAACAAGCGCGTGATATGCTTTTGTTGGCCTTAGAAGAAACAAACACTAGGGAACGTCTTAATATACTTAAGAACTATCAAACCGAAGTAGGTAAAGCGGAAATACAGACAGGGAATGTAAAGGTTACGGCTGTAAAAGAAGCTGGGCAGGCGGTTTTAGAAGCTGAACTGGCTAACGCCCAGAGCCGGGCAAAACAGCAGAAAGAAATAGAATCCTTACTTTCTTCTTTCAAAAAGGAATTTAGCCTAACGAATTTGCCGGATGAAACGGATCTGCAACTTAAAGTACTGGAAGCATCTTATCAGGCACGTTTACAGATAATACGGGACTCGCTGAAACAAGAGCTTATTACGAAAGAGCAGGCAGCAGCACAAGAAAAAGCCCTCAACGAAGCAAAGGGTACGGCGGAACTTAATATTGTAAAAGATGCAGAAAATCGTAAAAATGGGATTCTCGAAAAATACGGTCTGGCAGGATTCCAACAGCGTTATAATATGCAGATGGATGCCTTACGGCGTGAGAAACAACAAGGTTTAATCAGTGCCAAGGACTATGCAGCAGCCGAAAAGCAAATAAAGCTTACGGCATGGAAAGAAGCTTTCGATTATTTTTCTGGTTTATTCGGTGATGCGATAACCGCTTTACAAGATGCGGAGATCGCCAATATGGAGGCTAAATATGACGTAGAAATCGAAGCGGCGCAGGGAAATGCCGAAGAGGTTGAACGTTTGGAGAATGAAAAGGCCGAGAAAAAACTTGAAATTGAGAAAAAATACGCAGATGTACAATTTGCTGTAAAAGCTAGCCAAATCATAGCTAATACCGCTATGGCAATAATGACCGCTATGGCGCAATTAGGGCCGATAGCCGGGCCGATTGCAGCCGCATTAATGGGAGTGACTGGCGCCGCCCAGCTTGCCGCCGCCAATTCGGAGCGCCAGAAGGTTAAGAATATGACTTTAAACAACAGTAGCAGTTCTTCTTCTACTAGTGCCGAAAGAGTCGTGAATCCGTCTTCGGGATATAGCGAAGGTGGATATACTGGAGATGGTGGCCGTTATGAAGTTGCCGGGGCGGTTCATCGTGGCGAATATGTCGTGCCAATACCGGAGATGAAAAACAAGCGGGTATTTAATATGGTGAAGGTTATAGAAAGTATCCGGCGCCAACGGACGGTAGCAAATCCGTTACCGGGATATTCAGAAGGGGGGCACGTTCAAGATCAATCGGCAAATCAAGTCAATTGCCCGGAACTGATAAAAGCGGCTGAACGACTTGAAAAAGCTTCGGAGAATTTAGGTAAACCAGCAAGAAATTATGTACTCTTATCCGATATCAACGATGCAGAGGAAATTAAATATAAGTCAGAAAAACCATTTACAAGGGGGGATAACTAATGGCATTAACTATTAAGACGCAAAAGGGAATATACGATGTTCCAGGTGATTTCCAGATGGAAGTCGAAATTACTTCTCCTATTTACACGGATAAAGGCAGCCAAACGTTAGCATCCACATTGCCAGGGACTAAACGTAATCTTTACCTAGTTGATTACATACACCGGGAAGATATTGTCAATGCGCCGGGGAAAGACGTAATGGCTATTATTGCCGATGGTATTTATCGAAGGACGGGAAAGCAAAATATAACGTCAGCCAGTAGGGAAAGCGGTGTTGTGGCTAATTTTGGTTTTGATGAAAGTTTGATGTATGAAGCTTGGAATAATGTTTCATTGAAGAAATTACCCGGACTGCCAATATATAAGCCAGAAGGAGGAATAACCGTACTAATGAATCACTTAAGCGATGTCATGCGCTATTATGTGACAGCAGATTATTATGTTTTCCCGGTACAGGTGAAGGCTGAATCTTTGAATGATGTTGTTTATCCTGAATTTATTAATCCCATAGAGAAGGTTAATCACGATGTCTATGATTTAAAGAAAAATGCCCGTACTGAAAAAATGGTACTTTCTGGATCATTGGTAGATGTGAAATTACCCGCTGGGTATGGGATATCTCCTTTTATAAAGGTATCTAGGATATTGGAACTGATCTTTTCGGCCTATGGTTTCAAACTGATAGAGAATCCCTTTGCCACTCATTATCAACTAAAAAAAATGGTAGTGCTTAATAACGTGGCGGATGCAATTGTACAAGGACAGATCGAATATAAAAATATGATGCCGGATTGTTCTGTAAATGATTTCTTAGACGCTTTGTTTTGTAGGACTGGCGCTAAGGTTTTTGTAGACGGTAATACCAGAACGGCCAAAGTTATACTGATAAAGGATGCTATAACGGCGCCTTCTTTCGCAGACTGGACGCTGTTTAAATCATCGGATCTAGTTCCTAGTTATGGGGTGGCGAAACAGTTGAAATTATCCGCTGGGACTTCATTTGAAGGTGCAGACGTTGAATGTGATTCTTTTGAAGAGTTTTTGGATCAATATAAGGGTATTGTTACGGAAGTTAAGAATACAGCCCCTGGATATATCCCGGATGATGTGTATGTCTGTTATCAGGCTTCTACCGGTAGATACTATAAGCGTAATGTAATCACTAAAAATGTGTCGATGGTATCAAGTGATTTTTTTCCGTGGGATAAGAAGACTACAAACGTCGAATATGAAGAAGTAACAGGGGCAGATGAATGTTTGCCTATGGCCTTTACTAATGGCTTCCTAGTGGGCCAATATCTTGCAGGAACGGTTAATCTGAATACAACTCTTAGAGGGGCAAAAGTTGAAGAGCAGAAAGAAGATACACCTTTATGTTTTTGTTTTGCGATGGGACTTGCAACGGATGAAAAGGGAAATTCTTCTGGATACTACTTTGGGAGTTCTCTTTGCAGGGATCCAGCAGGTAACTATTTTCGTGATCGAAGCGGTAATACTTATAATTGTTCATTAGTCTTTCGTGGGGATGATGGTGCATTTAATCGCTTTTTTAAGGGCTGGGATGCAATTTTAAGACATTCTAATCACACTCTTTCTGGTAAATTTAATCTGGATCGAATAAACTTAACTAAGATAGATACCGGACGCCCACTTTCGGTATCCGGTCAAAAAGTTATGATAGAAAGTGTAAAACATACGATGCCCTACCGGATAAATAAGCCGGCTACTGTTAAATTACGGACTATCAAACTTTTAAAGCCCTATGATCTTGAATCAGAACAGGGGATAGTAGTAATGAAGGCACAGACTACTAAATGGGTCATGGTTTCCTATACTGATAACATATTTGAAGCTGCAATTAAGGCAGCAGAGGAAAGGTATTATGTGAATTGGAGAGATATTGGAATGGTTGATATTGAAAAAGAAATAGTAACAAGGCCGACAGATGAAGAGTTTGCAGCATATTTGCCACCGTCAGAAGAAGAGGTATCTAATGGTAAAACTGTACTTAATACATATCAGGCCAAACTAAAATACACCATTGTTTATACTACTGGGACAGGGATGAATACACACTACATTAGAAGAGATATAGTTGATGATTTAACTTATGAAGCTGGGATACGGGCTGAAAGACGCTAATTTTTTGTCCTTTATCATAAAGGATAATATCAGCAAATTTGCAATATGGAAAATGAAACGATACTATCTGCACCGGAATTGACGAACGTTTCTGATGCGTTTTTGGAATTTAGGTTATTGCCTGGGAACGAGACAAAGACAAATAACGATTTTTATTTCCTTTTGACAACGCCTAACGTTGAAAGGGATAAATTCTTATCTGGCTGCAAATTGTCACCGGTTGTAAATGGGAATGTAGTAAGACAACAATTTGAATTATGAGTTTAAGCGCAAATATATCTCCTCGTACCATGGCTCTATCAGGCAATCCGATCCGGCTTGATATAACGTCTTCTTCCCCGGTTACTTATGTAATCCGAGACGGGGAAGAAACGGTATTTGAAGGATCCGGGGAAGAAGGTAATTTTTATGTGTTTATTGACGAGATATTATCGGCCATCCTCGCCCCAATTCGATATACAGGGCAGGAAACAGACATTATTTTGAATACTTCTGGCAATCTAAAGGAATATACTATAAACGTTGCTAATACGGAGGGAGAAAAGAAAGTATTACAGCACAAAGTAATACTAGGGGGAATTAGTAAAAGGGCCATGCGGCATCTAAATCAAGAAGGGAGTAATATTTTCACTTTTAAACTACTTAATGCAGCCGGTAATTTTTTTATGTCTACCAGATCGGAAACACGTATTCTTACGATCCGGGAGACTGAAATACGTCCTTTATTATTTATTGCCCCCAAAACAGCTTTTACAGTTACGGTATCGGACGGGATAAGCAAAGAAATAACTGGCTTAGTAGTGGGTAAATGTTATGCGCTTAATTTGGATGCCCTACGGAGATACTTCTTTGATAGTGAAAATATGCTGGCTAGTCAATTTATTGTAAGCACGGATGAAGGTACGGCAGTTACTATCATAATTCTTCCGGCAGATGTGGCGAAAGAAAGATACTACCTGGAATTTCTTAATTCTTACGGTGCCTATGAATGTATAGATGTTACCGGAAAACCAACTTTAGATCAGGATAGCGGGGAAGAAGAAACTTACGGGAAATATGATGAATTAGTAAATGATTATATCGAATCTCGTGAACGTGTGCGAACCGTAGATACGATCCATGTACAAACCGGTTTTAAGACAAGTAAGGAACTTATGTTTCTTCTTGATATGCTTTCCAGTGACGATATTTATTTGCTAGGATATGAAGATCGAGAAATAAAAGTAAATGCGTCGGCTGATAGCCTGGCAGTTGCTAAGACGATGAATCAACCTCAAAGTTTACCTATAACATTAAGGTTTTCTGACTCTGAAAGACATTTCACCCAGGCATTACAAGGGGCTGATTTTGATAATCCGCGTATTCATACCCAGGAATTTAGTAAAGAATTTAATTGATGGCTGATAATTTACAGGACATAATAGATTCGTTAATCGATCATATTGATAAGGCCATTGCAAAAGGCAGTGTTACGAATCAGCAAGTCGCCGCAGTTTTGGACTTTTTGAACGAAAGGCTTAAAAAAGCGGACGGGGATAAGTACATCCGTAAAGATCAGCCGGATTACACGAATCATCTTTTACAACTATTTGAAGGGCTGGAAATAGGTAAATTCTTTCCTTCTATGACTACTGGAACCGGTGCTGGTATTGATAATAAGGGAAATGCGGAAGTGGAGAGCATGAAAGTACGATCTTTTATGATGATAATGGAGCTTATCATAAATAGATTGTCTTCCGTTGAGTCGGAATTTGTTTTTTCCGAATCTGGTACTATTGATAAAGTTGAAGAGATAGAAGCCAATACCTATTTACTGACTATACGTAAACGATGGGACTTTGATTTTACCGCTTTTGCTTTGCATGATGTTGTTTATGGATCAATTAATACTTTGCTATCAGATGGCAGTTTTTTTACTTCATGGTTTAGAGTATTGTCCGTTGATGTTTCTGCAAACCAATTAACGGTAGTAACATACCCCGATGATGAAGTACCAGCAGGGAAAAACTTTGCCCCCGCTAACGGTATGAATATTTGCCGCCGTGGTAATGCTGTTAATGAAGATCGGCAGAGTTGCTGGTATATTAGTAGTTACGAAGGATGTATTATGTATCTGGAAGGGGTGACTAAACCTATATTAGAAGAAAGTAACTATTATCTTTCATTAGGGAAGCCGAAGCACCTAGAATTGTTTAACGGTCTTCCTATTAATTATAAACATCCGTACTTATTCGCTAGAGGTGCCATAATACAGGATCTTATAAGAATAGACTTTCAGGGTAACCCGATCTATGAAATTGTAGATCTGGGTATTTGGGAACCGCGAGGCATATATATACGTGGATATAGCGAAGAACAGAATAAGTATATACAGCACCAAATCTGGTATAAGTCATGTTGCTGGCGGTGTGTGTCTGACGCTGCGACGGTAGGTTTACCGCCTAGATGGAATAATACACAGTGGGTATGTATTGTGGGAGATAGTAATTTTAAACTAGAAATTACCAGCACGAAAGGGCGTTTTTTTCGTTTTGGGCAAGAATATACACAGCTTGGATTTATTCTGACACATGGGGACATGGATATTTCCGTAGATGCTTCACAGGTTGAATGGACGCGGGAAAGTGATTTATTGGAAGAGGATCTATTATGGAATATCGAACATGCCGAAAATGCTAATACCGTAGATATAACGCCGTTGGATATGCCTACAAACTGGTATGAAGCCAAAAAAGTAGTTTTTCGCTGCAAAATATCAATCCGGGACGGCGAGGATCTGAAATCTTTTAGTACAGAATTTAAAATAAATAATAAGTTATGAAAACAGCATCAGCCTATATTTTGTATACACCGTTGGATATCTCTTTACTTATGCTAGAGGTAGGGGGAAATACGACGCAAAATAAAAGCAATGTTACGGGTGAATTTGATCCCGACCGAACTTTGTTCCCGCTTGTACTTCGACCTAGTTTAGTAATAAAGGATCCGGATCACGTTTTAGATGATGGGGATCATACTAAGAAGTTGATAGATAATCGCTGGTATATTGGTACGAATGAAACCGGTTCCCGTATAACAAAGGATACCGACGGTTTTATTTTGGGGCAATATGGGGAATTGACTGTAAAACGTAACGTGGAACCTTCGGTACCGCTTTCCCTGTTTTTTACGTGTGCTTATATTGACAGCCGCACGCAAAACACTTTTCGTAAATCGTTCCTGATTACACTTACTACAAATTTAACGACAGAGCTTAATTTGAGTTTGGAAATAGATGCAGCGCGTAAAATGCCTATAAGCCCTTTTAAGTCTGTTTCAACCCGGACAATTAAGGCTACCTTCCGTAATGGTGAGAACCTTGTAGCCGATGCGGACGCCGTTTATCTCTGGAAAACACGGGATTCAGTTACTAGGCAGTTAAGGGCAATAACGGTAGACGACTTATTTTATGTATCTGGGCTGAATACTAAATCTCTGACGATTGATCGTCGGTTTATAGACAAAGAATTGATTCAGTTAGAAGCTTATCACCGGGCAGATAATAGCCGGAAGGTTTACGCACAGACTAAAATATTCCGTTGGTACGGGCAATGGGATGAACGGGAAGTGATTACGCGCGGCAAGTTTGTAAGGCCCGATACTAGCGAGATAGAAGTACGTGCTTTTGTTGATTCACCCAAAGGGCAGATTATAGATCCGCAAAACTATTTTGATATGACTCACATCTTTACTACAAATGAGAAGGGGGCACCGCAAACAGTGATCGGGTACGGTGAAACTGTAGTAGTGCCAGCCAGTATCGTAGGTAAGGATCCGAATGTACGGCCCGTTTTTGGCGTGGAAGTGTTTGAAAGAACGGCTTTAAGGCCGATGATGATAAACGGTAAGGCGGTAGTTATTAACGGCAAGATAGCCACAATTAGTATACCTAAAAAATGAATGTGAAAATGTACTCGGTGCCCGAAGCGATAGTTTCGGAACTGAACTTGAAGGATTATCGGCAAAGTGACGGGAAAGGGAATTATTTACTATCGTCTCGTGATTTACGCTGTTATGGGATTGATAAGGCTATTTCGGAAGGTGCTGTATTAATACAGGCAGATGAAGAAAAGCAGAAGTTTAATAAATAAATAGTAACGTTATGGATATAAGTGCAATAGATACGCTAGAAGCTATTATCGACGGTGATACCGTTGTTCCTGGGATGAATTTCGTTTTGCCGGCTGGTATCGGGAAGACTCAATATTACAACCCTTCTACAAAAGCATGTACGCCGGATTATACTAAGGCGGCAAATCAGATCATAATTTACCCAGCCTGTTATTCTTCTGGTAGCGGCAAATTCTTAATACCGTCTTCGGCGGACATGATGTGGTATTATGATGATCCGAATACAACAGCTGCGCAAATTTTGGCGGCAAAGGGTGGGGCTATCGCTGATAAGTATAAGACATTGTTTCAAAAAACGACTTATACAGTGAATAATCAGACGTTCCCCGCATTAAAGATTATAGGCAATTTGGCGGCGGCAGATAGTTTAAACGATGTCTCTATTTATTTCAAATCAAAGTTTAACGATATGGAAATAACTTGTCATGGTACAATAGCGATAAAAGAAAGCGTGGGAAGCCTTTTCGATATTCTGATAAATTGCGTAAATGAAGATGGAGTAAATGATACAGTAATTGATAATGATAGCGAATACCTGGTACTAACTGCATCTTTACAGGATAGCGGCTTGGATGTGGCTGCGACTGGATCTTGGGGATGGAAGAAAGCAACATCCGGCGGTTTGGTTACGGTAAGTCATGTTCCTGGTGTTACTGAATTGTCTAATACAAATAAGACACTAAAACTATACGATGGTGCAATAGAAGGGACGGAAGAATACTTCGCCTGTGTTACTCATAATGGTGTGACTTATCAGAAAGGAATACAGGTAAGCGACACACATGATCCTTTTTATATTAATATTGGGCGTAATCAGGCTAGTAATATGGTGAAGGAAAGCGATACTATCGTTTATACTCCTTCCGTGTTAGCGAGATCTTCGCGAGCTGTACAGGCGGGATGGAGCTTTTCTTTTACTTTAAGGGATAATAGCGGTAATACCGTCAGGAGCGCGACTGCACAAACTTTCCAGGTAACAGGAAGCGAAGTACATGCTAAAGCAGGGCTTATAACTCATATCATAGCACGTAAATAATATGGATGTGGCAGCTTTTGATAGTTTAATTCCTTATCCTAAAGACGGTAAGGATGGAATCGGGGAACGTGGCCCGTTACCTTATCCGGCTGGAATTTTCCAGTCTGATGTTTCATATACGGCCACAAAAGATAAGACACCGATTGTTTATTATAAAGTTGGAAAGACTTTTTATGTAATGAATAAGGTGGCAACAGTAAAGGGGCTTAATCCAGCGGATGATTATGCGAAAAATGGGAATAATGCAACATGGATCCCATTTGAGAATTATAAAGCCGTATTTACTGAAATATTAATGGCTGAATTTGCGAAATTGGCTTCTGCCGTGTTTTGGGGGGATTATATGTTTTCTCAATATGGAAGAGATAGCGAAGGGAAACTAACGGAAGATTATAGCCAATTTGGTGAATCTGGTTTTTCCCCTAGACTCCAAATTAATTTTAAGACGGGAGATATTTTTTGTGAATCATTGACTACTAAAGGGGCGAATTATAATAAACTGATACCTGCAGAATATGATGATAGAGGCATTTATATAACGAATTGGGGTATGCCGGATGCGGGTAGACCTAATAAGAGTAATTACATTTACAATACGAAATCGGGGCCGATTACAGCGATACTAGGGCCA